TCCTGGTAAAGCTTACGTTGCTAGGCTGAATGCAAAAGATCCTAATGAACTTCTAATGAAAGGAAGAAGTGATGAAGTCGTAAGGGCTTTTTGGGATGCAGAGAAGTGGAGTCCAGTGAACATCATCGATAGCAGTTCTTTGTTTGATAAGATCACCCAAGTTAAACCAAATGATTCTATTCCCTACCCCTTCTCCAATTTAAATAATAAAACTAGGGGTCTTCGCAAATCTGAAATAACAACTTTCTGTGCAGGAAGTGGCATAGGGAAAAGCCAAGTATGCAGACAGATAGCGCATCACATTTTGACAACAACGGAAAGCAAGGTTGGATACATAGCTTTAGAGGAGTCGGTAGAAAGAACAGCGCAAGGAATACTTGGAATAGAATTAAAGAAGCTGCTGCATCTGGAGCCTTTTGAAGTAGATGATAACTACAGAGAGGGGTTTAAAAAAACTTTGGGAACCAAAAGATTATTTCTCTACGATCATTGGGGAAGTCTCGATGCTGACAGAATAATTGCTGACGTTCGCTACATGGCGCAAGCAATGGACATTAGTTACGTTGTGTTAGATCACATCAGTATAATTGTAAGCGGAACTTCAGATAGTGATCTTGGTGGTGGAGGAGAACGCAAGGCATTAGATGTTATTATGACGAAACTTCGTGCGCTTGTTGAGGAGACAGGAATTGCTTTGATACTTGTTAGTCATCTCAAAAGACCTGAAGGAAACAGAGGACATGAGGAAGGGGTAACAGTAAGTCTTTCGCATCTTAGAGGCTCGGCATCGCTTGCGCAGCTTTCGGATATTGTCTGTGGACTTGAACGTAGTCAGCAAGATCCAGAGGAGCAGCACATAACAACACTTAGAGTTTTGAAGAACCGATTTAGTGGGGAGACAGGGGTAGCAGGTCACATTCACTACGATACGGAAACAGGAATACTAACAGATGCAGACAAAGAAAACCCTTTTTAATAATGTGGATACTTCCAAAGAAACTATTAACCATCTTTCACTCTGCTCTGGATACGAAGGAATCGGACTCGGACTTAGAAGAATCTTCAAAAATATTAGAGAGGTCGCTCTGGTGGAGAGGGAAGCCTTCGCCATTTCGTGTTTGGTTAAAGAGATGGAAAAAGAAAGGTTGGATCAAGCAGCTATTTGGTCGGATATTCGTACCTTCCCATTCAGAAAGTTTCGAGGACTGGTACACATCACTAGTGGAGGTTTCCCCTGTCAGCCCTTTAGCAATACTGGACTTCGCAAGTCAGACAGAGACGAACGACACATCTATCCCTTCATCGAATTTGGAATTAGAGAATGTAGATCTCCCATTGTTTTCTTGGAAAATGTCGAAGGGATCATCACCACAAAAACAAGTAAAGGTGAACCTGTTCTCCAATATGTCCTCCGAAGCTTGGAGTCGATGGGTTACACAGCAGAGGCAGGAATATTCAGTGCGTCTGAAGTTGGAGGAGGACACCAAAGAAAAAGAGTATTTATTATGGGCTACTCCAACAGCGAGGGATTGGAAGGATGGGACAGCAAAGGCTTGCAAAAATTCACCAGTCAATTCACTTCTGGGAAGACAAATACACCACGCAAAGTACCTGCCCCAATCAACGAACCTCAACACATTTGGGAAAGATCGAGAACCTCACCAATTAAATCCTGCTTGGACGGAACAGCTACAAGAGTTGCCGACAGGGTGGACAGAACTCGTATCTTGGGAAACGGAGTATTTCCTAGAACAGCAGAACGAGCATTTAGAATCCTCTCAAAAAAATTAATAGAAAGAATAAAATAACCATGAAATACAAATACAACTTAGTAATAGCCGACATAGAAACAACTGCCATAGAAAACTTTAGTACTCTGGACTGCCCAATAAAATTTCATTGCATCTCGATCCTTGATGTAAAGACACAGGAAATGTTTGAGTTCAACACGCTGAAGGATAACATCGAGGATGGCATAAAAATGCTTGAGCAATCTAAGTATGTTTGTGGGCATAACTTTATTGGTTTTGATGCTCCCTGTATTGAAAAAATATATGGCATCAAGTTAAACAAGATTGTGGACACCATGCTTATGTCTAAACTTTTCTATCGTGACCTGATGGTGATGGATAAGAAGAGAGAAAACTTTCCTTCAGCACTTGTAGGAAGACACAGTTTAAAAGCTTGGGGGTGGAGACTTGGAAACTTTAAAGGAGATCATGGAGAAAAAGAAAACGCTTGGGATCAATTTACTCCAGAGATGCAGCAGTACTGTTCACAAGATGTAAAAGTAACTTACGACTTATACAAATATCTTATCAAAGAAAGCGTCTCTGCGCAGTCACTTGAACTTGAGCATGAGTTTGCAAGACTTATAAGAACACAAGAGATGAATGGCTTTCCTTTCGATGTTGAAAAAGGAGAGGAGCTTGCAAAAAATTTATCTGTACGAAGAGCGCAGATTGAAAAAGAAATGCAAGATATCTTTCCCCCAAAGGTAGAGCAGATGAAAAGCGTTACTGGTTGGAAGGTAGAAGTAGAAGGGTTTGAGTACACAGGGAAAACAAAGTCACAACTGAAGGAGGAACTAAAGAGAGCAGGTCTGAAGCAAAGTATCTCTGATTCTGCTGAAAAGATGGGAAACAAAATAAAGACTACTCCCTTTAATCCTGGATCTAGAGATCAGATAGCAGAGAGGCTTATGGAACAAGGGTGGAAACCTGCTGCTTTTGATGGGAAAAGACCAGAGATAAATGAAACAGTACTCAAGCAGATAAACACAAATGAGTCACTCAAGCTTCTTGAATATCTGTTGGTGCAAAAAAGACTTGGCATGTTAGCTGAGGGAAAGAACGCTTGGCTTTCTGTTGTTACAAAGAACGGAAGAATACATAGCACTACTCACACAGCAGGTACAATCTCAGGAAGATGCTCAAGCAGTAATCCTAACCTTCAACAAATTCCTGCTGTTCGTTCTGAGTATGGAAAAGAGTGTAGAGAATTATTTAAACCTCCGAAGGGAAAAGTACTATGTGGTTGTGATGCTTCTGGTCTTGAACTTCGTGCGCTTGCTGCATTCCTTTACCAGTTTGATAGTGGAAAGTTTGCAAGAGAAATACTTGAAGGGGATATCCATCAGGTGAATGCAGACATACTTGGAATTGATAGAGATAATTCTAAAACCTTCATATATAGCCTTATATATGGAGCTTCAAATCAAAGGTTAGGTGAGGCAGTTGGAAAAGGGATGAAGGAAGGAAAGAGACTTCGAGATACCTTCATGTCAAAGATGCCTGCATTTAAGAAGTTACTTAGTTCTGTTGAAAGAGCAGCGGAGACAAACGGACATCTTAAAGGTGTTGATGGAAGAAAGATAGAAACAAGATCAAAGCATTCCCTTCTTAACTTTTTACTTCAAAGCTGTGGTGCAGTCATAATGAAGCAAGCTCTTATAGAGTTTGATAAGATTGCAAAACATCCTTATGAGATGCACGCAAACGTCCACGATGAAGTTCAGTTCTCCTGCGATAAAGAACACGCACAGGATCTTGGAAGGGATTTCGTAGCTGCGATAGTTAAAGCAGGAAAAGTTTTAGACATCAAATGCCCTCTCGATGGTGACTTCAAGATTGGCAACAACTGGGCAGAGACACACTAAGAATTATGAAAAAAAGAATAGCAGCAATAGATGCCGACATGGTGGTTTACCGAGCAGGGTTTGCTTCGGAGCAGGAAATAAAATGGGAAGATGATATATGGACTCTTCATAGTTCTGAAGCTGACATGAAAGTTATTGTTCAAGACATGATTGATTATGCTTTGGATCAAACAAAAGCTGATGATTACCTGATGGTGTTTTCGGACAGGCGTAACTTCCGCTACAACATCTACCCAGAATACAAGTCTAACCGAAAGGACAAAAGAAAACCTCTTGGGCTTAAATCAATAACCGACTGGGCTTTTGAAAATCACAATGGAGTACGCAAGAACAACCTAGAAGCAGATGATGTTATAGGGATGCTTTGCTGCTCCAATGAGAACTACGTTGCAGTCAGTGGTGACAAGGACTTTGGTACTCTTAACTGCGAATGGTTTAACTTTCTTAAAGCTGAAACAAGCCACACAACTCTTGAGGAAGCTAACTACAACCACCTAGCACAAGCAATGTCTGGTGATAGCGTTGATGGTTTTTCGGGAGCCAAGGGTATTGGTGCTGTTACAGCTATGAAACTTTTAGATAAGCATGGAGCTACTTGGGAAACAGTAGTGGATGCTTACGAGTCAAAAGGACAAACAGAAGAGGATGCTTTGTTGAACGCAAGACTCTCTTACATTTTAAGAAGCCCAAAAGAATACAACGAAAAAGAAGGAGAAATTAAACTATGGATGCCAAAATAATTGAAAGAAAGCCACTGCCTGATAGCGGAAAACGCTCAGAGTTTGAAACAGGAAGTGTTCGAGATGCTTGTGAAGGCAAAGGAATACCTTCTTTAATACCTGTTTCTGCTCTTCGATCTGTTGCAAAACGCTTTGAAGATGGAGCAACTAAGTATGGTCGGGACAACTGGAAAAAAGGACAACCACTCAGTAGATATGTTGACTCAATTAACAGACATCTTTGGGACTATCTCGATGGATGTACTGCTGAAGATCACCTTGGTGCAGTCATCTGGAATAGCATGTGTTTACAGCAAACAGACAAGTGGATAAGTGAAGGTAAACTACCTAAAGAATTAAGGGATATTTAATTTACGAACGTATATAATAAAACCTTAACTATTTTTATGAAGCGCAAAGGGGTATCCCTAAGAAAAGAACACAAGTCTAAGAAAGGTGGTTTGACTAAAAAAGGTCGTGACTACTACAACAGAAAGACAGGTTCTAATCTTAAAGCACCACAGCCAAAAGGAGGAGCTAGAAAACGTAGCTTTTGTGCAAGGATGAGTGGAGTGAAAGGTGCTATGAAAGATTCAAAAGGAAGACCAACTCGCAAGGCACTCGCTCTACGGAGGTGGAAATGCTAAATAATTATGAGCTTATACGATAACATTCACGCAAAACGCAAAAGAATAAAACAAGGAAGCGGAGAAAAAATGAGAAAAGTAGGATCAAAAGGCGCACCAACAGCAAAGAATTTTAAAGCAGCTAAGAAGACTGCTAAGAAAAGAAGCGGTCGTAGTAGCCTAAAAATAAGTAAATACTAATGGATAACAAGTCTTTTCCTTTTGTATCCAACGAACTGGTCAAAGAACTGGATGAGGTATTCCCTCCAAAAGAGTTTGAACCAAAGGATGACCTAAGAGATATGGACTATTACTTTGGACAACGTAACTTAATCAATTTCCTGCGAGCAAAGAACGCAGAACAAAACGAAAACATTTTAACAAAAGACTAAAAGACATGTGCTTATCAAGACCTAAAATGCCATCAGCAGCTACAGTAATGCAAGCTCCTCCAATGCCACCACCACCTCCAACAGAGACAGCAGATGAGGTGATGAATAAAGCGGATAAAGCTAGAAAAAATAAAACTAAACGAGGCACAAGCAGTCTTAGAATTAGAAGAGAATCATCAATTTCAACCCCAAATACAGGAGCAGGAGCTAATGTATAAACACATAAATTTTTAAACTTAGGAAAAACAAAAACAAATGGACGTAACAAATATAAACCTAGCTTCTAGCAGTTCGTTAAACAGTGACGGAAACGGAACTCTTAATGCAGCTTCTACTCCACCTTTAGCTAACCTTAATGGAGGCGATTACTGTTTCCTTGCAAGTGGTACTTTTGGATCAGGACGAACACTTACCTTGCAGCACAAAGTCGGAGATGCGTTTGTAACTATAGGGTCAGATACTGTTCTTACAGCACCAGGAGGATGTGTATTCACTTCTTCACAAAGCGAAATACAGCTTGTAATTTCTGGTGGTTCTGGAGATGGTTCTGACAACCTTTATGTTGCTATCGCTCCCTTTTAATTAACTCACTAACAACTCACTTATGGCTCTTACAAGACAACTGACTAAATCACTAACTCGCTCACTTACGAGAAAGTTGACAGGCGAAGAACTTAATCGGTTATTCCTTGAGAAGTTTAAGTTTACTTTGGGGAGTGAGTTGGTAGTTA